TTTCTTAGAGGAATGGTATCCTGATGATTTCTGGGAACATTTCATTGATCCAGACGACAAAAGAGCTGGTGCTAGGTTAAGTTACGATGATGAAGCTTATGAGGAAGCTTATCAGTTTTGGCCTTTTATCGATCAAACTGAAGAGCCAGAATTACCTGATCCAGGTGTTTTAGATCTTAGAATACCGGAACCGAAATTGCCGACTTCTATACCTAAAGAATCTAGAGAAATGTTTACGGAGTATTACAATAGTCTCAATCAAGAAAGGTATCAGAGAGAGATATTGGATTTCCGCGAAGGTTACTCTTTTCAATTGCCGGACGAAATACAACGAAGAAAAGACGCTGGAGAGATAATAGCTGCGTTAGTCAAGAAAGAACCTGGAAAGAATAAGAGGCTTAAGAGACAACAGGTTATGAAGAGACTGGAGAAGGATCCTTACAATTCTCCTATCTACTTTAGCCCCGAATTGTTTAACTGGGGTTTAGATCAAAGGTCAAATGATAAAGTCTCTTTCTTGGCGGCTATGCAACAACGAATTCGGTATGCTTCTATACAAGAAAATTTAACTCAAATACACGATCAATCTCCATTTGGTTATTTGTGTTGGGACAAATTTAAGAAGTATATGGGGTGGACAAATGATGTTCCTTTTAGTCCCTTAGAATTTGATGAAGCCGTTCAAGCTTTCCAGTTTAGACGAGGTGATAGATCTCAAGCATTAAAGAAAATGAGTTTAAATAGGGCAGAGCCTGATTTTCCCATGATGATGACAGCTAAGACTCAATGGAAGCTAAAGGATCGAATTCAAACAGAAGCTAAACCGTTACAGCCTGTAATGATCCATGCTGATGAATATTTGTTTAAATTTGGACCTTATGGCATTTATCTTTTGGAGAAGATAATGCAGCACAAGCCAGATTATTGGCATTTCCACGCGAAGAAAACTCCTGAAGATTTCGCAGAATGGGTTACAAGACACTTCATTGAAGATGAGGTGTTCCATATGAATGATCAAAAGGGGCAAGACCAAGCAGTTCAAGGCTGGGCCGTAGTCTTGTTCGAGGAAATTATGCGACATTTCAATCTTCCTGAGGAGATAATTGAAGAGTTTAGGACTGACAAGATAGGGAAGAAACTTGGTAGAAGAATTATGGCAATTATGACTGACTCTGGCGAAGTTTGG